CCCGTCCGACACCGTTACTGCCAACGAGGCGGGCCTCCGCGTTGGTTCGGCACACCCCGGGGCTGCCTATACCCAGGACTTCAAGCCCTGTGCCTGGCGCATGCCCAAGCCGCTTCAGGGCCGTTACTACATGGAAGGTTCAAAGGCAACGGCGTCTGACAAGCGCCTCACGCAGGAGGCCGTTTTCACCCTTGCGGTCAACTCGCCCATCCCTACTGGGTCGACTCTGCCGTCACCGTCGCTGCCTGCCAACATTGGCTCGCTCTGGATATCGTACAAGTGCGTTCTTCAGAAGTCGACAGTGCAAGAGGCGTTTGTCGGCGGTAGCGACGTGTATACGATTGTGCCGCCGGTGCTCGTGGACCTTGCAACCAACGCCTCGGTCCCACTTCAACCGGGGAAGACCAACAACACGGGCACCTCCGTCGCCACAGAACGGCTACCAGGGCTATCTCGTGCCCGCCGGGCAATGGGACGTGGCCGTCCAGTATCGCCAAGTCACCACTGCAGCCATTGGCACCAACGCTTTCCTGTACAGCCAACCCTTCCTCTTCATCGATGGGTCGGCCACGCAGGTTGTTGTGCCCGGGTGTGAGATCACCACGAACGTTGTCGCAGACCCTGTTCTGTACTCTCGTGGTGTGTTTACTGGCTATGTCATCCCTGGCTGGAACTGGGGCTTCCGCCTCAACATCCCGGACGACGGAAGCTCCTACTTCCTCTCCTGGAATACAGTGGCAGAGCCCGCTGCCGGCAACTTCACTGCCTCTATCACCGCCGGGTCTTCGGGCTCGATCAATTTCACCCGCACCTTCCCGACTGCTGTCGAGCTGCCTGACGTGCTTTCTCGCGGTTCTACTACCATGCAGCTCATACGGCGTCTTCGAGCTCTTGAGTTACGTGTTGACACGTCTCGGGATGTCAAGGATTACCCGGAGGACAGCGAAAGTCATCATAGTCCTCTCGATGACGGTTGGTATGACCAATCTCGCTCACAACGCCAGCCTGTTCGTCGGCTAGGCGCTGCGGCCCCGCCCGCCAGCCCTGCTGGCTCCACGGCGTCTTTGACGCCGACCAAAAGTCTTCCCACGGGACGTTAAAACACATGGTCATCCATTTGACTTACATTCAATATTCCTGGTTCGCCAG